ATGGCCGCCGCGCGTGGCTCGAGATCCTCGCGGAGAAGGGCGTGGCGACCTAACGCGACGCAAACCCCACCGACCAAATCAAAGGAACACAAAGATGAAAATCAGACTGCTCGGAATCAACATGCAACGCGCTCCGAATTGGGACCGGCACTTCTCCATCATGGGATTCGCCGATGTCGGCCTGCCGGATATGGAAACCACGCTCCGTGGCTGCGCTCTGGCGCGCCTGGGCGGCAAGATCGTTGCCATGCCTCCGAAGGTGCCTGGCGCGAAGCACGGCGATCTGGACGCTATCTCGTGGAATGCGCACGGCGACTTCGCGCAGAAGGTCTGCGACGTCATCGTCGAGGGCTATCAAAAGATGGGCGGCGAGATGCCACCCTCGTCGCCGCAGGCACAGCAGAACCGCACCAACGCCGCTCGCCGATACGCCGAGAAGGCAGCACACCAAGACGACGGCCAGGACGATGACAGCGGCTTGCGCCGGTTACTTGGCACGGGAGATGCCGAATGAGTCACCACACCAGAGGCCGTAAGGCCGACCCGAAGCCGGCAGATAACGCCATTCGAAAAGTGCCTAAGCCGCCTGAGTATTTTAGTGACGCCGCGAAGGCTGAGTGGAAGCGGATCATGCCGATTCTCGTTGAACGGCGCGTGCTATCGCCTGCCGACCTGCACGCCGCTGAGCGCTTTTGCGATGCGGCCGGCGACATCGCCGCGGCACGCGCAGCTATCGCCAAGGACGGCGCCTACATCAAGGATCGTCACGGCGAGATGAAGAGGCACCCAGCATACGCCACGCTACGCGAAGCCACTGCGGAGAGCCGCAGGTGGGCGGCGGAAATCGGATTGACGCCAGCATCGCGCGGCAGGGTGACGGCACAGCAGGAGGCACCAAACGATGACGACTCTCCGCTCGCGATCTAGGCTGCACCGGCCAGCAAACGACAATACGCCAGCACTTGTGTCGAAGGCGTTTCCGCACTGGATCCATGATGATTCCCCCATAGCCGATCCCTTTGGCTATGGGGAGCGCGCCGTTGAATTCCTGCGCAGGCTCAAGCACCCCAAATCAACACTGCCTGGTAGCCAGTTTGTGCTGGATCCGTGGCAGGAGCGCATCGTCCGCCGCATCTACGGCCCGCGCGACGAGCACGGCCGTCGGATCGTTCGGACGGTGTTCCTCATGTTGCCACGCGGTGCGCGCAAGACTTCCCTGAGCGCCGCCTTGTCCCTCCTTCAGACGATTGGCCCGGAACACACACCAGCCGGCGAGTCAGTGTTCGCGGCATCAGACAGGACGCAAGCGGGCATCGCCTTCCGCGAGGCTGCGGACATCATCCGCGCCGACAAGCGCCTCGTCGCTGCCACAAAGATCAACGACGCGTTCAATGCGCCTAAGCAGATCGTGCTCAAACGCGACAATGCCACGCTGAAAACCGTATCGTCAGACGGCGGCGCACAGCATGGCGGCACTCCGCGCTTTGTGCTCGCGGACGAGGTTCACATATGGAAAGGGCGCGACCTCTGGGAAGCGTTGCGCACCGGCTTGTCGAAGACACCTGGCTCGTTGCTGGTCATCGCGACAACGGCAGGCCGCGGACAGGAAAACCTCGCTTTCGACACCTACGATTATGCGCGCAAGGTGGCACGTGGCGACATCATTGATCCGTCTTTCTTGCCCATCATCTTCGAGCCGGCGCCGGATGCTGATTGGCGAGACGAGCGAGTTTGGCATGCCGTCAATCCCGGCTTGGCGCTTGGATATCCGGACCTTGCCGGCTTGCGTGCTATGGCGCGGGAGGCGGAAGCACGCCCCGCTGAGCGTGAGGCCTTCCGGCAATATCATCTGAACTACTGGCTTGACCACTCCGCAGCGCCTTTCGTCGACATGGACGTCTATGACGAAGGTGCCGAGGCGATCGATCTTGAGGAGCTAGGAGGGCAGCCGTGTTGGCTTGGCTGCGACCTCTCCTCATCCGGCGATTTGACCGTAATCGTTGCGGCCTGGCGGGACGGTGACGGCGGGTACGTTGTCGCGCCGTGGTTCTTCTGTCCTGCCGAAAATCTGCGGCACCGCCAGGAGGCGTCAGGCGCGCCATACGTGCGATGGGCCACCGAAGGGCTCATTACCGCAACCGAGGGTAACGTGGTGGATTTTCGCGCCGTCGAGGCGAAGATCCGCGATCTGTGCGACGAGTACGACGTCCAGGAGATCGCCTTCGACCCCGCGCTGGCTCGCGTCATCTTGAACAACTTGATGGATGACGGGCTGCCGGCAATCGAGTTTCGGCAAGGCGCGCTGTCGATGATGCCGGCGATCGCGGAACTTGAGCGGGCCGTCGTGGCAAAACGGCTCAAGCACGGCGGTCACCCGGTGTTGCGTTTTTGTTTCGCTAACTGCGAAGTCGAGACCAACAGTCACGGCCACAAAGTTCGCCTGAAGAAGGGCAAAAAGTGGTTATCGATCGATGGAACTGTCGCCAGTTCCATGGCCGTTTTGCGCGCCTCTCTGGGCGATTCTGCCGGTAGCGGATCGATCTATGACGACGATGGGTGGCAGGACGCTCTGGCGGCGTTCAACTAGTTCGCGGCACGGTTGGGCTGCTCCCATTTGCGCTTGCGGTGCGTCATCTTGACTTGCGAGAAATGCAAGCAGACTGTCGCGCATTAGGTTCTGCTGAACCATGCCGTGGGAGGGAAACATGAGCATGCATCGTTGCGCCCTTACTAGCCTAACCGTCGCTAGCCATCTCTTGTTCCTGAACAGCTTCGCTCTTGCTCAGGCGTGCGACCCCGCTGAGATTTTGAGAACTGACATTCTAAAATACGATTCCAACATTACAGTGATGATGGCCGACGTCAGAAATCGAGTCTCGTCGCATCAGTCCAACGATCAGCAACAGGGAGGCTTCTCCTATTCGGGCATCAAGCTGAACTATGGCGAGGAGAAATGGCTGAGTGACTACATCTCTGAACAGGCGGACTTCCGCCTCTCGCAGCAAGAGGCGATATCCGTTTTGAAAGCAACGCTGTCAGAAAGCAGTGTGAGGGCTTACGAAGCATGTTTGGGCAGTCAGAAGCTTGTCATCTCAATCCCAGACCTGGCGGGTAGCGACAGCGACATCCTTGTCGACGTTAAATGGACACCCGACGGCGTTGATGTGCCCGCGTCGAAGTTGAATCTGAATATTTCAGGTGGAGAGCTTATCGAGGGCGACCAGAAGTCGAGGTTCGAGCGCGGGGAAGCTCGTATATTCAAAATACACCGCGCAAATCTTTTTGAGCCACTAAGCATCAAAGCGACGATTCGAGGCGATCGAGCCGAAGTTTATCTTCCCCGCAAGCCAAATTTCAAAGTGGTGTTCGCAGAATTATATGACCCTCCAATGAGTCAGGGCCCCCACGGCATCCGGCGTGGCGTTGGGGACAACACCACAGATCTAGCAAAATATGATCTGTGCGTGATTTCTGAAGAAGGAATTCTCATTCCGAGTACTGCATACATGCAGAAAGACATTGTCGATGGCCAAGGTGGGCGAGCCTTTGCCGACGTAGATCACGCTACTGCGTCAGGCCATAAGGTTTGCGGCACTGTGGGTGCCAGTTCTGGAGGAGCGTTCTCCTTGGTTCAGATAACTGCCCGGCTGCGTGTGTTCGAGGTAAAGGTGGTTAAACTGCCGGACACCCAGTGAAATCGAAACTGGACGTCGCCAGGATAATCCCATGGGCTTGCTGGCGAGCTCATTCCGTCCGCAACCATCCCATAGGACGAACTGGCCGTTCGGGTACTCATCTCAGGGCGATGAAGCCACGGTCGCGAAGAGTTTGGAGATGGAAGACGCGGGGCGACTAGGCAGCATTTAAATCGATCTTACAAATTTGTAGGAACGTTCCGACAAATTTGTCAAACCACATCAAAGGCTTATCTGAAAAATCGGGTTGACGCATGGTGACGCGTGTGCCACCTTGCCGCTGCGTCTACCAAGCGCAAATGGTCCTCCCACCAGTCACCACCACCGAAAGGGAAACGCATGATGGTCTTAACCGGCCGTGCGATGTGCGGCCTTTTTGGGGTTACTGGGAATGACACAAACAATAGAACAGCCGTTGGCCTTCCGCCAAGGTCAGTGCGTTAATCACCGACGAGGCGGCATGCCGTCAATCGTCGTTGGACGAAAGGCGACCGCCAGGGGCCGTGAGCAATATTGCATCAGGACGATCGAACTCGGCGAGCATCGCTTCCACTGGATGCTAGGTGACGTGCTGGTGCCGATGACAGGCGGCGAGGCCGAGTGCAATGGCTGCCGCTGCATCAAGGTTTGTCCTTTGCGCCAGGCTGCATCATGAAGCCCGCCGTCGCCCGCGAAATAAAGCAGCTTGCCAAAGATGCCGGCGCCCTTAGTTGGGCGCTGGTGCGCGAGAACCGGCATCTAGTCGTCGATTTCAAGTTTGCCGATCGCGTTGTAAGGCAGGTGCTGGCCGCTACGCCGTCGGGGCCGCGAGCAAGGCAAAACGAGGCGGCTTGGCTTAAGAAACGCGCGCTGGTGTAATTACTCGAGCCGCAGGGCGGACAATGCAAACAATTGAGGACGGGGTTATGGCGAGCCGTTTCTTTGGAATCGCAATTGCATTGCTTCAGGTCAGCAATGCCGCAGCGCAGCCGACCGATGGCCCAAAGTTCGAGGAAACTGGGAAGTATGCCGGCAAATATTTCTGTGCCCCAATAGCCGCAGGCGGTGTGTATTGGGACAAAACGACAAAGGAGTGGAGAGGAACGTCGTTTCGGGTTTCAGAGGGCGAGCAGTTTGTATTCCAGACCACGGTTGGGGACCGAATGCAGTGGGAAGCCGCCGGATTCTCGGTGGCGGGGATACCTTACTACGCGAATGTGCTCCCGCTCGGCGGCAGTGGCGTCGCTTGCTGGGGCGCACGAGCGGCCTACCATCCGGCACACCTCGTAGGACATAATCATATCTTCATGTCGCAAGATGGCTCCTTTCACTGCGGGACGTACGGCGGTCTGTACCATTACGCATTTGACCTGACTTCCGGCAGATACATGGCAACCTACTACGCGGGATTCATAGACGGAGACGATTCGGGACGGAACGCACCTTCAATACAAATTGGCAAATGCACCCGCATAGAATGAGCCCCATGCGTTGATCGCCGTTTCTGGAAACGCACGAGAGCGGCAACATGTTGCTATGCATGTTGCTATACGCTGCCTCCGCTCATTGTCACACGTTACAAATCAATGACTTGCGTTGCGACATGTTGCGCGGTCTAGCAACATGATTTTGGGTGATTTTTCCGGCTAAGTGCCTGATTTTAAGATGGCTGGGGAACCTGGATTC